ACCCACTACAGTATCCCCCCTTCAAAAAAAGTTTTATATAAAAAGAAGCCCTCTACAGAGAGCCAACCCTAGAAAACCATGGCTGTACAGAAGCGAGCCGTAAGCACTGGGCCAGCCCCCGCAATCGATTACAGTCTTTTTCGCAAGAGCCCCGCTGCGTTCTCGGAGCACTTCCTCAAGCTTCAGCAGTATGATTGGCAAAAGAAGGTGCTAGATGACCTCGCCAGCTTTAATAGAGTCGCATTAAAGGCTGCTAACGGCTCTGGGAAGACCAGCATGGTGGCTGCGCCGTTAGTTGTATGGTGGTGTGCCAGATTTCCAAGAAGCCAAGTAGTCACCACCGCAGGCGTTTTTCGCCAAGTCCGATATCAATTATGGCAGCAAATTCACCAATGGGGCGGGATTTTGAATGGGTGGGCAATTAACGCTTCCGATCTAGCAGCCCCCAACGGATCGAAGGCGATTGGCTTCAGTACAGACGAACCCACTCGATTTGAGGGGTGGCACAATGACCGACTGCTTATGATATTTGACGAAGCAAAGTCTATCCCAGATGGGATATGGCACGCAGCAGAGCGTTGTCAGCCAACGTCTTGGCTGGCCATGAGTAGCACTGGGAACATCGACACAAGATTTGCAAAGTGTTTCTTAAACCCTACTAGCAAGTGGCTTAAACACAGTGTGACGGCTTACGACTGCAAGCATCTTGTAGATCGTGGCTCTTACATCCAAGACCAGATTGATGAGTATGGAGCAGATCACCCTCTAGTACGCAGTATGATCTTTTCCGAGTTCTTGGCTGGGGATGAGGGTGACACTGTGCTCAATATGAGCAAGCTACGTGATCTAAAAGACAATCCACCGAAAGCACTTAAAGACACTCCCCTCGCCTTTATTGACTGGGGAGGTGGCGGTGACGAAACAGTGATAGCGGTGCGTAATGGCAACAAGATACTCCCTTTGATTGCTTGGGTGGCTAAAGACACTATGAGCACTGTAGGCAGAGCTATGACTGAGCTTAAGAAGCTTGGAGTGCCTAAAGACGGAGTGTGGGCTGACGATGGTGGATTGGGTAGGCCGATGAATGATCGAATGGCCGAGAACGGCTGGAGCGTGCATAGGTTTAACTTTGGAGCAAAAGCACGCAATCCAGCCTATATGCACAGAGGGGCTGAGGTTTGGTGGGAGCTTGCGAGGCTGGTCGAAAAGAAGGAAGTCATCCTGCCAGACGATGAGCTGCTTAACACTCAGCTAGTCACAAGAAGGGTGAGGGTGAATTCAGCTGGGAAGCTTGGGTTGGAGCCGAAAGACGAAATGCGGAAGCGTGGAGCGTCCAGCCCAGATCGAGCCGATGCGGTGGCTGGAGCATGCGGAGCCGTTCCCATGGGAGGAGTGTTGACGGAATTTGAAACAGACAGTACATCCGTGCGTAGCAATGAGTACTTCCCACACCAAGAGGTGGAACGTGAGTTCTACGCTGACTGCGGAATCTTTGCTGGGGGCGAATAAATAATGAAGAAGAGCAGCCCCTGCTGGGTGAACTTTGTGATGGTGGGTACTAAAAAGAAGAACGGCAAAACTGTTCCTAATTGCGTACCCAAGAAAGGCAAAAAGAAATAATGAATAACTGGAAAACTACTGTGGCTGGAATTTTATCAATCGTGGTGGCTCTCTCTAACGCTGGACTCACCTTCTTAAAAACTGGATCGGTTCCAGAGATCGGCACGCTTATCGCTGCCATCACTGCTGGCGTGGGACTGATCCTCGCCAAAGACGCTGTCAAATAAGTGATCAACGCAATCATTGGCATACTCAGTGCGATATTCAGCATCCTTGAAAAACTCATTCCAAATCGTTCCGAAAAGAGCGTGAGGGATATTGTAAGTGAAGCTGAAAAGAATCGTTCTGCTGTTAGCTGGTGGATTGCTAATGGTGGGTTGCGCCACGACTCAGACAAGAGTGGTGACGAGCCGAAACGCTGAAAGACTCATGGAAAGACCCGATGCAGACGCTGCAAGAAAAGCTGCTCCAATGTGGTGCAAGGATGCACTCAACACAATCATCGACCTAGAAACTCAAATCAAACTGAATAATATCAAATGAAAGAACGTAACGAACTTTTCACTGCACTGATCGGAGACATTCGTGCTCGCACTGGTTGGGAGGAACGGCAGAGGCTTTGGTATGAGATGCGTCATGGTGGACTTCGGCGTAAGCGCCGTCTGCCTTGGCAGGCCGATCTGCACTATCCCTTAAGTGATAGTATCGTCTCGAAACTAAAGCCTTTCTATTATCAGCAGATTTACGGCAATGAGCTGATCGCCACATTCTCAGAGACGAGTCCAATGGCAGACGAGAGGCTTGCTCGTGCTGTGAGTATTTGGTTTGACTATCATCTGAAGCAGAAGAGCAATATCGAACTAGAGATTCTCACTTGCATCGATCACCTTCTCACGAGCGGTCTTGGCTTCCTTAAGACAAGTTACGATGCGGAAACTGAGTCTGTGCATTTTGATGCGGTTGATCCGATTCACGTGATCCTTCCCTACTACACTGATGACATGAGGAATGTGGAGCGCATGGCTCACGTAATGCATATGAGCCACGATGCGTACAAGGGCAACTCGCTATACAACCAAGAGATTCTCGATCAGATCGTTGGCCGTCAAGGTGACGGAGCCAGTCTCACCACATATGAAGACGTGAAGCTTCGGCGTGAAGGAATCACTATTGGGGCTGATAAAGATCAAGTGGTGGTGTGGGAGGTTTACGAGCGTGATCCAAAGAAGGGCGTTGTGTATGTGCATACCTTCTCACCAGTTGCTCCGCTGTTAGACGTGCGACCCACATTCGAACTTCCCTACACACACGGCCAAGTTCCTTTTGTTCCGTTCGTGATGGAGGTGAAGGACAAGGGCGTTTATTCGAGCCGTGGCATTTGCGAGGTGGTGGCTCCTTTCGAGAGCTACCTCTGTAAGCTGATGAATGAAAAGGCCGATGCTATCACCCTTTACAATCGCCCCATGTTCCGCAGCGAGCAGGACATTCCTAACTCAAACAATTTCCGATTCGGGCCAGCCACAGTCCTTCCAGTCGGCGTGGCCCCAGTACCAATGCCCCAGCCTCCGATCAGTTTTGATCAAGAGATGGTAAACCAGCGAATGATCGCAGAGTATCTGGTGGCCATGCCCGACTTTGGTATGGGGCAACAGCAGAGCTCAAAGAACGCTCGTACTGCCACTGAGATCACACAGATAGTTGCACTTATGGGACAAAGCACCGATCTTAGAGCTCGGGTGTTTAGGTTGTCGTTGGCTCAAGTTTATCGGCAGGCATGGTCGATTCTCTGCCAGTTTGCCCAGAAGGACTTAACCTTCATGTTTAATGGCAAGTACGGAATCCTCCCAGAGCAAGCATTGCAGGCTCAGTACTCGGTGATTCCAAGCGGTAGTGCAGACGGAGTGAACAAGGCCGTCCAATTCCAGAAGGCCGTGGCTCGCATGCAGATGTTCGCCAACAATCCAACAGTGGATCAAGTTGGTCTCATCCGTTCCGTTCTTGAGCAGGATGATCCAGCTCTTGCAAACAAGCTTGTGGTGGATAACGGAGCTAAAGCCCTGTCTGAGGCTGAGGAGCAGGCCATGGAGAATCTAGTCATGGAGAGTGGGGTGCCAGCAGCGGTTGAAGGAAATAACGACCATGTCGTTCATATTCAGACTCTTGTGCAGAGGGTGCAGCAAATTCAGGCAAGCGGTGGCGGTAACCCGCAATCGCAACAGCTTTACTCGCAGCACTTAGAGCAGCATCTGCAAGCTCTCGGACAGAAAGACAAAAACGCAGAAAGAGCAATTAGGAAGCAGCTCGGTGAGATGTCTAAGGCCATGGCCGAGCAGCAGGCCCAACAGCAGGCACAGCAACAAGGCCAGCCCCCTGCTCAGCAGATGGCGTAACAATTATGCGTACTATTAGAAATATGTTGCAGTCACTCAAGCTAGCATTACATCTGCTTCGATATGTTAAGAGCGGAGGAAAGCCATCTTGGGACGACTCTGACGCAATCGAGTACTCAAGATACATGGACAGCTACTCGGGAAAAAAGCTCTGGGTTCTTCTTAACCAAATGCTCGAGCAACGTGCCGTTCACGCTTGTAGCGGAGGAGGTGGTTCTTTCGCCTCTGGCAAAGTCGCAGGGTTCAGAGAAGCAATAGCCGTGCTCGAATACATGCGTATGTCAAATCAGTCTGAACAATTTTCCTCGGGAGATGAGAGTGGGGTCGGCTCGTCTCTAATTGAAAGGTATAGACCCTAAACTTCGGGAGGGATAACCCGCAAACCCTATGGAACAAGGCACCGAAAATACGACACCAGTGGACGCTGGAGTCACACAAGAATCGGGGGAGATCACGGAAGCTCAGCTTCGTGAGATGCTCGCTGAGATGGACGGAATTAAAACTCCGAAAGTCGAGGCAGCAGCTCAAGAGGCAAAGCCCGAAGAGCCCAAGGCGCAAACCCAAATCGCCGATGGGGATTCGAGTGCAGCCGATAAGTCCGAACCAAATAAAGAAAATGCAGCCACCCCTGCACCAGACGTGCAGGACAAGGTGGAAGCAAAAGAAACGAAGGAACTCCCTAAAGATAAAGGGGGCGCATCAGAATCCGTAGACAAAACGGATTCCAAGCTTGCAAAAGACAATGCTCGTCTTTCCGAGAGCTGGAAAAAGCTTGAGGAAGAAAAGGCCGTTGTACGCAAGCAGGCCGAGGAAATTCGGATCGCTAAAGAGAAAGCCGAAGAAGCTGCTATCGCAGCTGCTGGTGGCAATTCTCAATATAGCGCCGAAGAACTCCGAAAGTTTGCTAAAGACTGGGATTATGAAGGCAAAGACGATCTAGCCAAAGAAGCTAGGCGTATGGCCGACCAAGTTGAGCGTGCCAACGAAATGAAGAAAGAGCGTGATGATCGAAGGATGAGGGAGATCAATGACATTCGCCAGAGCGCAGCTCGGCAAGTGCTTGATCAGAACCCAGAGCTCAAAGATCAGAACAGCTCGCTATTCAAGGCCGTGGCGGGAATTGCAAACTCGGAAGATAAGTCGATCCGTGACTTTATTAATAGTCACCCCAACGGATTGATTTATGCAGCTCAGATCGCAAAGATGCAGATCGCTGCGGAATCTGCTGCGTCCCTTAAGTCCGAGATGGAGAAGCTTCAAAAAGAAAATGCCGATTTCAAGAAGCGCTTGAGCGTTGGCTCTTCCAGTCCATCCAAACCCTCACAAGGCAAAAAGCCTTTTGAAAAGATGGACGGCAAAGAGCAAGAGGATTTCCTCAACAGGCTCGTGCGTGACTATGACAACGGCGTATTAACAGGAGTTATATAATTTATGGCAGACATGAAAATGACGAATCCTGCTTCGCTCGGGAACTACTTTCAGCCAGTTCTCAACAAGCAGTTGATTGATCGCATCGAAGACACCCTCAAACTTAACGAGCTCGCTCAGCAAGTTGACCTTCCGAAGAACCTCGGCGCAAAAAGCGTCAAGTTCTTCCAGTTCGATGTTGTTCCCGATGCATCGAAAGTTCAAACCCTCACCGAAGGAACCGCTCCTTCTAGCTCCACCTATCGTGAACTCGGCCTAAACACTGTTTCGGTTGATTTGACGCAGTATGGTGAAATCCTCACAGTATCCGACCTCCTCTCGGCGACCAGCTTGCTGGACGTTTTGAAAGAAGGGGTGAAGGTGCTTGGTCAGGATGCAGCGCAGAAAGCCGACAACCTCAGCCGTGACGCAATCGTCACTGGCACCGACATCCAAGCCGCAGGCGCTGCAAAGCGTTATGCTGGTGGAAGCGGAACTGGTAACAGCTCATTCGCTAACATCAAGGCAGCCACAGTTGCGAACTCATTCATCAGCTCGACTGATCTGCTCGATGCAGTGACTCAGCTGAAAGCCAACAAAGCCAATCCGTACAACGGAAAATTCACAGCTATCGTGCCTCCGCAAGTTAGCCGTGACATGTTCCGTGATACCGATTTCCTCAACAACATCTGGTATGGTGGGGAAAAAGGAGTCGGAAGCATTGTAAAAGGCGAGATCGGGACTTTTTACGGAGTCCGTATTGTAGAAGCAAGCAACCCCTTCATCGAAGCGTCTGACGCTGCGTCCGAAGGAACTTATGCTGCTGCAGGCAATATCTTCAGCACGTTGGTGCTGGGTGAGAATGCCTTCGGAGTTGTGAAGCTCGCTGGCGATTCGCCCATGTCACCCAAGGTGACTGTGCTGACTGCGCCCGATAAGAGCGACATCTTGAATCAGTCTATCAAGGCTGGTTACAAATGCTACTACGCTGCGAAGCTGTTGAACGGCAAGCGTGCGGTAGTGGTCAAGTCCAAGTCTCGTTTCGTTAACG